GATCAAAATGCAGGTTGGGATTATCATGTTCCTAGTGAACTAGATTCAACCTATGGTCAAGCAGATAATTCTGACGATAGTCTTCAACAGTTCTTTTCCCGTCCAGTTAAAATAAGAAGTTTTAATTGGGGTACAGGAACAAGACTGTTTGAGAGTTTTAATCCGTGGCAACTCTTTTGGGAAAATTCTAGAAATATTAATCGTATTTCAAATTATAATCTTTTACGTTGTAAAATGTGTTTGAAAATTGTGATTAATGGTAATGGATTTCATTATGGGCGTGCAATTGCTTCATATACTCCATTACATACTAGTGATAATTTTACAAAAGATAGAGCATTTTTCAAAGAAGATATTGTGGAGGCTTCTCAGAGGCCTCACATATATCTTGATCCTACCAATTCTCAAGGTGGCACTATGTGTTTGCCTTTTGTTTGGAAGTATAATGCTCTAAGTGTTCCTAAGCAGGAATGGAGGGATATGGGTCAAATTGTCATATCGACTTTACAAAATTTAAAACATGCAAATGGTGCTGATGATAAAGTAACAGTTGCTGTCTTCGCATGGGCTGAAGATGTTGTATTTTCGACACCAACGAGTAATGAACCAGGTGCTTTGGTTCCGCAGTCAGGTGAGGCGGCTATTTCAATCGTGCCTCAGCTTGTACTTGATGCTCAGTCTGGTGAAGATGAGTATGGAGATGGGCTAGTATCTCGTCCTGCTTCTGTTGTAGCAAAGATTGCCGGTAAATTATCTAGCATTCCAATGATATCCCCCTATGCAAGGGCGACAGAAATTGGAGCTAGTGCCGTCGGTAATATAGCGAAAATTTTTGGTTTTTCGCGTCCTGTTTCAGTAGAAGAAATTATTCCTTATAAGCCTCAGGTATATGGTAATACTGCCAATACATCAGTTACAGATACATCTAGCAAACTCACATATGATATCAAACAAGAATTGACTTGTGATACTCGTACTATGGGTTTGGATGGTACAGATGAAATGGCGTTAAAATCAATAGCTTCGAGGGAGTCTTATTTGACTTCTTTTAATTGGGCTGTTGGTTCATTATCTGAGGATTTGCTTTGGAATTGCCAAGTGACTCCATTAATTTGGAGTTCAGTTGCTGAGTTCGAGCAAGGTATTCTACAAAAAGAGTATCATCTTCCCGCTTGTTGTTATGCGGTAGCGCCTTTTAGAAACTGGAAGACAACTATGAAATATAGATTTCAAATAGTTGCTTCAGCGTTTCACAAAGGGCGTCTTAAAATCGTATATGAACCAAGTGGCATAATTACGTCAAATGAATATAATACGAATTTTACACGTATTATAGATTTGGCTAAAGAGAGAGATTTTACTGTTGAGATTGGTTGGGGACAGCCTAATGCATATTGTAGAAATGCTCCACTCGATTCATTTAATGTTGATGCAGGAACTGGTGCTAGGCATAGCTCACTTCCCATTACAGCTACACAAGATGACCTTGCAAATGGTATTCTTGCTGTATATGTTGTAAATGATCTTACTGTGCCTAATTCAGCAGTTAATAATGATATTGGTATTAATGTTTTCGTATCCGCAGGCGATGATTTTGATGTCGTTAATCCAGATGAGTCATTAATTCAAAGATATTCATTTTTTCCTGAGAAGGATGCAGCTCTTCCAGCACAATCTGGAGAAGAGCCAGTTCAATCCATGCCTGATGCAACTAAGACGACAGATGAAAATGCACCATCTAAGCCGGAGCCAGATTTACAAATGGCTGCGACTATGCCGGAGGGTGATATGACTCAAATGGTATATTTTGGTGATCCAATTACATCAGTTCGACAGTTGCTTAAGAGGTATAATTTTTCACGTACATATTTTCCTAATGTTACTTCACAAGTAGCATTAAATAAATGGACGTTGGGTAATTTTCCCTCTTATCGTGGTTTTGAAACTAATGGTTATGATGTAGTTGCTGGTGTAAATGTAAATTTATCCCATATGACTATGTTGAATTATTTTACTCCTGCATTTGCGTGTCGACGTGGTGGCTTGAGATGGAAATATCACCATGTAGACATTCATGGATCGGGGTCGTCAGGCTCCCATTCGCGACAATGGCTGGCTGTTAATCGAGAACCCACTAACTTGCTTGGGTATGGTGATGGTAATATACCATTGCCTAATACTTCTGGTGCGAGCGCTGATAGAGCAGTTACAGCATCGTTTTTTGCAAAGAATGTACCCACTGGTAATTCTGGAGCAGCCTGGCAAGCTACGGATGTTAATCCCGTCCTCGAAGTTGAATTACCATTTTATAGGAATCAGCGTTTTGCGTTTGGAAAAAATTCTAACCAAACTCCAACTTCTGATAATCCTGATATGGAATGGCATTCCATGGACGTGATGACAAATAATCAATCTACAAGTTATAATTATATATTATCTTACTGCGCTGCAGGAGACGATTATACCTTGGGCTTTTATACGAGTCCTCCGGTAGTCTATATGTATGATTTGCCGTAGATTGATACCGGCTGGTGACTGGCCGGCGGTGCCTAATATAGGTAACCGCGGAACGAGT